TGAGGCTGCCGCCCGCCGCGTGCATCAGCTGACCAGCTTCACGGTGCCGGAAGATCCAGAGGGGCCGGTCAGCCTGGCCGACCTGTCCAAGCTGGCCGACCTGACCATGAAGGCCCAGGCCGAGAAGACGCGTCAGGGCCAGTATGTGGCGGCATCCAAGGTCCGAGATTTCCTGATCAGCTACAATGCAGCTGTTACTGGCGGCATCTTGGGTGTCTCGCAGGTGGCAGACCCGAACGGCAATCTCGACCCGGCCGTTCGGGTCGTGGTCGATAACGAGTTGCGCAGCGTCGCTGCCCATGTCGGCGCGATGGTCGACAAGTTTCTGAAGGAGCACGGTGCGGGTCTACAGTAGGCAGGAGCTTGCAGGCGAGATCGAGACGATCGCCGCCGACGGCTACTGCGCCGACATTCTGGAGATCGCGCAGGGGGTGCGGTCGCACCTGACACCGCCGGAAGATATCGGCACAATCGAATGCGCCGAGCGGTTCCGGTATTTCCGCTCTCCCAAGGGCGACAAGAAGTATCTCTGGAGCCGGGGGCAGACCCCCTATCTGGTGGGGCCCGCCAAGTTCGGGCTGGATGACCCGAACTGCCGCGAGGTCATCATGCCCAAGCCTGGTCGATCGGGCGGGACGGCGCTGTTCGAGTGCTACGAGCACAAGCAGATGAAGTTCGGACCAATGCCCGACATGCTCATCTATCTGGGCTCGGACAGTGAGGTCGACAGCTATTGCGACAAAGGGTTCCGGTATCTCTTCGAGGACCATCCCGATATCGCGGCGAAGATCGGGCCGGATCGGAGCGACAACAAGCTCAAGGCCAAGAAGGTCGACGGCCGATCGGTCGAAGTCCTGCAGGCCAACAACAAGACGGTCACCGGGCGCCAGGCTGCATGGATGCGGGTAGACGAGCTCGACACCTTTCCGAAGGCACTCTGCTCGAACTTCCTCGAGCAGACCCGCATTCGTGGCCGCCAACTCGGCTCGCACCGCAAGGTCGGCATCACGTCCCACCCTGACCGGGGCTGGGCGTCTGGTGTGGCGCAGGCTTGGACGATGTCCTCCAAGGGCATCTTCATCATGCAGTGCCCCAACTGCGGCGGCCATGCGTCGCCCTACCCGACCAAGTTCTGGCCGGACGTGCCGCGCTTCCGGCTGATCTATCAGAAACAGCCGAAGAACGGTCGCTGGCCGCTGTCGAATCGCCTCAAGGTGGCGGGGCAGACCGCCGCAATGGAATGCCCGCATTGTCATAGCGGGCTCGACGACAAGCAGAGGTTCGCCATGGTGGACGAGGCTTCGGCCGGCCCGACGAACGGCTGGATGCATGAAGGCCAGTGGCTCGACATCGAGGCTGGCATCATGGGCGAGCCGGACGAGAACCCGGCGCGCGGTTTCTGGATCCACGGGTTGATGGTGAAGGCCATCACCAACGCCGAGCTGGCTCGCGATCTTGAGGGCGCTCTGGCGCACTACGATTCGACGAGGCAGACCGACAAGCTCAAGCAGGTGCTAGCCAAGGTCTTCGCTGAGATCTTCGAGGGCGCCGGCGCCGGCCAGGATCTGGATAGCGCCGGTTTGCAGAAGCGCGCGAGCGCTGCGCCTGAGCAGCCCGACATGGCATTCAAGATTGGGCGGTGCCCGCCCTCGGTTCGCTTCATCACGGCGTCGATCGATCCGGGCCACGGCAAATATGACATCAGCTTCCGCGGCTGGGATCTGGAGAGCCGGTCCTGGTGGATCGATCGCAGCACCATCCTGCAGCGCCGCTGGCCCGATGGCATCATGCGCGACGTCCGCCCCGCCGATCGTATCGAGGACTGGGATGTCCTCTACGAGATGGTGATCGACCGGAAGTTCCCGATCATCGGGCGGCCGGGCTGGTTCATGCCGGTAGCGGTGGTCTGCATCGACAGCGGTGACGGCAACGTCACTTGGAAAGCCCGCGAGTTTGCGCGGCGGTCCATCAAATCCGGCCGCTACTGGGGGAAGGCTACCAACCCATGGCCTAAGGTTAGGCTGATCAAAGGCTCAAAATCGCCCAGCGCGCCGCCGCTGCCGGTGAAGCCGCGCAAGGTGAACCAGGACGAGCATGGGCATGAGGTCGAGCCCGTCATCATCGAGTTCGACCTGGGCGTCCACAAGCTCAAGGAGCAGTCGATAGAGCGCCTGGCGGTAACCGACGGCGGACCGGGCCAATGCGAGTTTGCCGACGGCATCGCGGCCAACCACTTCGACGAGTTTTTCGGCGAGACCCAGGTGGACGGCAAATGGGTGCGCAACGGGCCGAACGAGAGCCTGGATCTATTTGGTTACGACGAGGCTGGGCGCCAGATGCTTCAACCGGATCGGACCGACATCAAATGGGACGAGGGTAAGCTGCCTCCATGGGCAACCCCCGTCTCCGTCAACTTGGAAGGGGGTGATCACGCGGTTGCGGACGAGGTGCGACAGGCCCCCTCCCCGCCCAAAAAGCCCAAGCAGGGCAGCATTCTCGATCGCTTCGAAGCGCTCAACAAGAGGTAGGAACCAGTGGCAACAGCAGATGAAATCAGGGCTGATATCGCAGCAGTCCGCGATCAGCGGTTGGCGTTGGTCAAAGGCGAGCGCGTGAAAGAGGTTTGGCGCGACGGGCGCCGGCTGACTTTCAGCGAGATCACGCTGGACGGGATCGGCAAAGTCCTGACCGCGCTCAATCAGGAGCTTGCTGAGGCGCTGGCTGACGAAGATGGAACGCCGCGCCGGCGCGCCATTGGCATCCGGTACTCGAACTGATGGCAAAGCCGCGCATCCGCATCCGCGCTGATGGCACGCTCCCGGAAGCATCGTTGCAGGCGCTCGATATGGCCTATGGCAATGGGCGGCGCGACGCCGCGCGTAACGACCTGCCGGAGCTGAATGGCTGGACGCCTCCACCGGGCTTTGCTGGCTCGAGTAGCTATGGCGAGCGCGACGCGATCCTTGGCCGGGCGCGCGACCTCGACAAGAACAATGCCTGGATCAACGGCGGCCTCGATCGGCGCGTCGAATCCGTTATCGGCGGTTCGATCCGTCTGGCTGCCCAGCCCGAAATCACGGTGCTGAACCGCGACTTCGACTGGCGCATGAAGTGGACCGCCAAGACGGAAGCCCGCTTCAAGGTCTGGGGCAAGGACATCGAGCGCCGCTGCGACGCGCGCAAGATGCTGACCTTCGGCCAGATCACCAAGCTGGCCTACCTGACCTACATTCGCGACGGCGAGTGCGCCGCCGAAATCCGCGACGATAAGCGCGGCCTCACCAACACCACCAATGTGCTGCTCTTCGAAGCCGAGCGGATCAGCACCCCTCCGCTTCTCAAGGTGCAAGAGGGCCCGTTGCTCCGGAACGGCATTGCCTTCGACCAGAACGGCGCGGCAATCGGTTACCACGTAGCGTCTCGCCACCCCGCCGATAGCGCTGGCCGGAAGGGCATCGACCGCTGGGATTACATCCCGCGCTTTGGCAAGACCGGGCGCGCGAAGCTGGTCCATGTTTTCAGCCCCCGCTTTGCCGAGCAGAATCGGGGCATCTCGCGTTTGGCGGAAGCCATGGTGCCGGCCAAGATGCTGGACCGCGTCGACCGTGCTGAAGTGCAGGCGGCGCTCAAGTCGGCCATCCTGTCCTTCTTCATCAAGTCGCCCGGTTCGACAGCGGATCTCCAGGCAGCGCTGGCGCCGACCGGAAACGACAATGAGCTCGACGCCTGGGTCGACCAGTATCTCGACTATCGCACCAAGTCGCCGGTGCGCATGGATGCGGCGCAGATCGTCCACCTCCTCCCCGAAGAGGATGTGGTTACTCCGGACGCGAGCCATCCGAACAGCAACTACCCGCAGTTCGCTCGCTTTGTCCTCCAGAAGGTCGCCGCCTCGCTGGGCATCAGCTATCCGCAGCTGAGCCAGGACTGGTCCGGCATCAACTATTCGTCGGCCCGCGCGCTGCTCAATGAATTGTGGCGCTCATTCCTCGAGGATCGGGAATTCTTCACCCAGCAGTTCTGCACGCCGATCTATGCCGCTTGGCTCGAGGTCGAGGTTGCCAACGACGACATCAAGGTGCCCGGCGGTCCGGCCAACTTCTACCGGAACAAGACGGCCATCTGCATGGCCGAATGGATTGGACCGGGCCGCGGGTCTGTCGATCCCCTTAAAGAGGCAAACTCGGATAATCTCGACACGGCAGCCGGACGAAAATCTACCGTCGAATCCATTCAGGAGCGCGGTCGAGATCCAGTCGACGTCTTGTCGGAAGAGGCTTGGTATCTCGCCGCGCGCAAGGAGCGCGGACTGGATGCCCCCAACCATAACGTCAAGGCCGCGCCCACCGGTGCGGAAGATGACCCGATCGACGACGAGCCGGCGCCCTCACCGCGGCCGGCGCAACCGGAGCGCCAGGCAGCATGACCGACTTCCCACTCTGGGCCGAGCGCCTCTACAATCGGCCGCTGGCGCTGGACCGGTTCAAGAACGAGGTCCTGTGCGAATTCGCGCAGACCAGGATCACCGGCAACCGGCCCCAGAAGCTGACCGCCGCCACGCTGGACCGGGTCGACCATGACCCCGAGCGCATCCAGGCCAATGAGGGTTTCGCTACCCGGCAGGGCCCCAACGGCGAGCGCCGCGAGTTTGCCGCGTTCGGTGACATCGCCGTCCTGCCGGTGCGGGGCTCGCTGGTGCATCGTGGCAGCTGGATCGACGCCGAGTCCGGCCTGATCGGCTATGACTATCTGCTTCGCCAGGCGCGCGCGGCCATGGCGGACAACAGCATCAAGGGCATGATGCTGCCCTTCGATTCCGGCGGCGGAGAGTGCGCCGGCATGTTCGCTGCCGCCGAGGAGCTCGCCAGCATGGCGAAGGCCGAGGGCGGCAAGCCGATCTATGCCTATCTCGATGAGCGGGCCTGCAGCGCCGCCTATGTGCTGGCCAGCGCCTGCGACAAGATCATGGGCCGACGCGAAGTGATGGGCGGATCGATCGCCGCCATCATCAACATGCTCGACAAGTCCAAGATGCTGGAGAAGGCCGGCCTGGAGCCGATCATCATCCGAGCGAAGTGGGCGGATCGCAAAGCGCGGGGCAGCGGCATGGAGAAGGTCGACGAAGAGACCATCTCCCGGCTCGAGCAGATCGTCGACGAAGCCAGCGAGCAGGTGGTCGAGTTTGTCGCTGCCATGCGCGGCGATCGCGGCGTCACCGCCAAGTCGATCAAGGATCTGCGCGGCGAGGTCTTCACTGGCAATGACCTAAAGAAGTTCGGCCTGATCGATGAGATCGCCTCCGAGCGTGAAGCCTGGGATGCGCTGATCGCCGAAGTCCGGTCCGCCTGACCGGCCAACACAGGAAGCTGACATGACCACCAGCAAGCGCCTCGCGGCGCATCGGACCTCTGTGTCCGCCGAAGATCCCGAAGTTCCGAACTCGCCGGATGCGCCCGTCGAGAACGAACCCCCTGTTGATCCTAAGAAAAAGGACAAGGAAATGCCCGACGACAACGAAATGAAGGCGGCTGCTGATGCGGCCCGCACCGAAGGGCACGGTGCGGGCTTCAAGGCGGCCAACGAACGCATGAACGCAGTCTTTGCCTCCGAGCATTATGCCGGACGAGAAGCGATGGCGGCAAAGCTGCTCGGCAAGCCGGCCATGACCGCCGAGGACATCATCGATGTTCTCGCTGACACCCCCAAGGCTGAGACCAGCAAGCTTTCCGCTGAGGAGCTGAAGGCTGCCGCCGAAGAAGCCGGCCGCAAGGAGATGCAGGCCGCGCTCGACGAAACAAAGAATAGCGACATCGACGCTACCGGCGGCGGTGGCGCCAAGCCGGACAAGCGCGCGCAGTCCGATGCCGTTTGGGACCGGGCCGCTGCAAAGGTCGATGCCCGTCGGAAGGGAGCATAATCCATGGCTGTTCTGAACTACGAAAACCGCCGCGATGGCTGCTATCTCGGTGAGAGCGCCGCCCTCAACATCATCAACGAAGAGATCATCATCGCCTCGGGCGCTGGCGTTCTTTACCCTGGCACTGTGCTCGGCAAGATTACCGCATCGAGCAAGTATGTCCCCCATGACACGGCGCTCACGAACGGCGCCGAGCTGCCCGAGAACGTGATCATCCTTTTCAATCGGGTGGACGCCACCAGCGCCGACAAGAAGGCCGTCGGCACCACCAACGGCCCTGCCACCATCAACGGCAACGATCTGACCTTCAAGGCCGGCCTAGCCGACGCCGCCAAGAAGTCCGCCATCGGCGGTCTTCGTAAGAAGGGCATGAAGGTCTTGCCGCAGCACGCGGGCTGATCTCCCTCTTTTCGAAAGGAATTCCCATGCCCATTACCATGGCGGTCTTCGGCGGCGACGCCTTCACCGCAGCTTCGATGATCCGCGGGATCGACAAGCGCACCTACATCCCCCAGGGTCTCGACAGCATCATCGGCTTCGAGCCCAAGCCGGTCGGCACCGATACGGTCTATATCGGCCAGACCAACCGCACCAACGGTGTCATCCAGACCACGCTGCGCGGCGCGCCGATCGAGATGCGCTCGCGCCCGACCAAGAACTACCGGCCGATCGGCATTCCCCGTATCGCCGAGGGCGATCAGCTGTTCATCCACGAATTCGCCAACTTGGTGCCGTTCGAGGATGAAACCGACGAGGACCTGGTCGCGGCTCGTATCCGCGAGATCCAGGAAGATCTGATCGGCGACGTCGAGATGACCGAGGAAAATATGCGCCTCGGCTCGCTCAACGGCGTCGTCCTCGACAAGGACGGTTCGACGATCGTCAATTACTACACCGAGTTCAACATCACCGTGCCCGCGGTGATCGACCTTGGTCTGGACAACGCCGAAACCAAGATCGGCGAACTGCGTGCCAGCATCGGGTCGCTCATCGTCATCCCGCTGTCGCAGGGCCTGGCCACCAACACCATCGGCAAGCCGGCAATCCGCGCCGTTGTCGGCGACGACTTCTGGTACAAGCTGACCGGCCATCCCGCGATCGAAAAGGTTTATGAAGGTCAGGCCGCCGCACAGGAACGCCTGAACGATCAGACCTGGGAAACCTTCAATTTCGCGGGTGTGCTCTGGTTCCACTATCGTGGCACCAATCCTGACGCGGCCAACCAGATCGCAATCCCGTCGAACCAGGCGAAGATCTTCCCGTACCGCGTGCCGGGCATGTTCCAGCACATCATGGGCCCGTGCAACGAGATGGAAGCGACGCTGAACCAGCTCGGGCGGCGCTACTATCCCGTGCTGGAGCGGGACAAG